CGTCGACGCGCAGGACGTCACCTACAAGCTGCCTGCGATTGACTCGGTGTTCACCAACGTCGAAGCGAAGCTCTCGCAGATTGTCAGCGTGAAGGACTTTGGCGCGGTCGGGGATGGCGTCACGGACGACACGGCGGCGTTTACCGCAGCAGCAGCCTACGGCTCACCGGTGGAAGTTGACATCCCCGTTGGGACTTACCTGCTCAACTCTTCTCCCGTCGCAAGCGGACAAGTTTCTTGGCTAGTACATTCCGGAGCGTCATTCACGGGGGCTGGATCGCTTCCCGTCAGCACCACTGTAAGGTATCTTTCATTGGATAATCTGGATGCAATTGTGACGGTAAAACAGTTCGGTGCAGTTGGGGATGGAGTGACGGATGATACCGCAGCGATTCAGGCAGGGATTGACTTTTTGGCATCACTTCCAAGAGGCGGAAGCCTTTACTATCCAGCAGGAAGATACTTGGTGACAGCTCCTATTGTCGTTGAAACGCCATACGTTAACCAACGCGGAGATGGGATTTTTTCATCATTGATTGTCACGAACACTGACATCAACACGATGATTATCGGTTCAAATCCCATCGAGTCTCTTGAGGGCGTCGATGTTGTTGGAATTGGATTCTACCACTCAAATGCGGTCGGGAAAACTAAGCCACACCTTACGCTTATCTCGGTCGAACAGTCTGTTTTCAATGTGTGGCTAGGGAATGGCAGATACGGAATTGTCACCTATGGTGGCCAAGGCATCACCTTTGACCGTGTGTTTGCCCCTGGGAACTACGTTTCAGGCTCGCCAACGCTAAACTCTGCGGAAGGCATCATGCTTCGGTCAGCATCTGAGGCAGTAGGATACACCTTGGGAGCAACGGCAGTTGACCTGCCAACCGAGGTAAACTTCAACAGCATTTACATCAACGGTCCTTCCATGGCTGGCTGGCAGTACGGCGTTTCAATCTACGCTGGAGAGCACATTACATTCTCCGGAGACTTTTACGTGGGCCAGTCAACGGTGAACAATGTTCACATCGAACAGCAGGCTACAAACAAGCTCATTCTTGAGGTGAAGCTTGAGAAGGGCGGGTATATCGACGCCGCTGGAACGGCTGGCATTTGGATCGGCGGACCTTCTGGAAACGGAAGCCAGTACATCGGGTCAATCAGCATCGCTTGCGATGTAAAAGGACAGAGTGGAGATGGCTTAAAAGGCATCTACATCGACGGAACATCTCGCGGCGGTAGTTTCCCTCAAGCCGTTCGCAACCTGTCGTTAACGGGCAACGTGAGCGGTTTTAGGGGCAATGGCATTGAGATTGGCGGAGGCGTGAACATTGACGTCACTGGCGTGAAGGCTTGGGGCAACTCTTACCTTGCTGCGAACCAAGGTTCTGGTCTTGTGCTTGGCCCAAATGTAACGGTGTGCAATGTCACTGGCGGTCACTTTGGTGGCGGCACATACGGAGACGGCACTGGAAACCAAACATACGGCATCAGCGTGGATAACGCTGCGTTTCGCGTGACGCTCAATGGCGTTGATTTGCGTGGAAACCAAGCCGCTTTGAACTGGTCAAACAATGCAGACACTCGACAAAACCAAGTGTTCAACTGCGCTGGATTTAACGGTGGAAGGCCTGCGGCGGCTCCTGCAATGGCAGCTTCTGGCGTGAACTACACAAATCCCTTTGGTTCTCCTGCGGCTGTGTTGATATTCGGAGGCACAGTTTCTTCGATAAAGCTCAACGGAACACAGATGTTCGCAACGACAGTCACAGCGCCCATACCTGTTGGAATCAACGACGTGTTGAATGTGACATACACGGTTGCCCCAAGTTGGGTATGGTGGCCTCAGTAATCAATCATACCACCCACACCACACACACCCTATGAGCAGCAAAGCATTTCAGAACGCAGACATATTAAACACGCCGCAGCTTGTTCAAAAAATCGAAGCGGCAACACTTGCTGAGTTCGAGCTTATCCCAAATCTTTCGTACACTTACACCGTAAAACAGTTTGGAGCAGTCGGAGATGGAGTTGCAGATGATGCAGCAGCAATCCAAACAGCAGTAGATGCCGCTATCGCAAGTGGAATGCCACTGTACTTTCCGCCAGGCACGTATCGAATTGCCACAACCGGAACAACAAACTGGAACTTCAGCACTCAGGCTCAAAAAGCCACTAAGATTTTCGGCGCAGGCATTGGAAGAACCGTTTTGAACTTCTCCGGAGCGTCTGGAGCGATTGCTCTGCTGATAAACTCAAGCGTTGATTTCTACGATGTAAACATAGCTGATTTGTCGATTACAGGCTCGCTTGCTGGTGTTCTCCTGTGTGTTGGCAACAACAGTTACGTTGGGCCTCTTAACACGGCGTGTTTCAAAAATGTAGGCGTGTTTAACTCGCTCAATAATGCAAGCGCAGTAGCGATGCGGTTGAATTATGTGGTAAACAGTAATTTTATCGGGTGCCGCGCCAACTGTTATGCAAGTGGAGCGGGCACAAACGCAGGCACAGCTTTAGAGTGCAGACAATCAGAGTTCAACACGTTCACGAACGGATCATTTGGGAATGCGGCATACGGCGTTCGATTCAAAGATGGGGTTAACTTTGGAAACGTGTTTGTCGGAGCTGACTTTGAAAACGTCAACTATTGTGTAAGCACAAACTCATCGAACTCCGGAAACAACACGTTCATTGGTGGTCAATGGTCTCTGTGGGAGACAGCAGCGGTTTCAACAACAGGCTCACTTGCCACAAACGCTGTCACAATCATCAACCCAAACATTGCTGACGATGATGCAGACCCATTCATTGATCCAACAAACTTTGGCGGTATACGATTGATTGATGGCACAGGTTTCACCACGCCAGCCGTAGCCGCAACTGGAGTTACCGTTGCAAATACAAGCGGGAAGAGAATGCTTGTAACCTTCTGGGCTGGAACGATTACAAAAGTGACTGTAAGCGGGTTTGATATAACTCTTCCGAATGGAAGCGTTGTGGTAAAACACGGTCAAAACATTTCAATGACCTACACAGGAGCCCCTAATTGGCTTTGGCAGCCGCTTGAGTAATGCACAACCTCGCCCACACGCTCATCGCTCTCGCCATCCAGTCGGTCATCGCCATGGTGACCGGCAACTGGTGGACTGGCGCTGCGGCGGGATCGGCGTACTTCGTGGGACGTGAGTACGCTCAAGCCGAGTACCGCAACATCGAGCACAACTACGGTGGGCGGCGTGCGAATATGCCCTTCTGGGGCGGTTTACAGCCCCGGGCGTGGACGCTCAAGGGCATCACTGACTTCGTTTACCCAACCGCTGCGGTCGTTGCCGTGGCACTCATCGCAAAGCACACAACACACCCATGAAATACATCCTCGCTCGTTTAATGGAGCCATCCACATGGCGCGGCATCATCAGCCTCCTTACGGTCTTCGGAGTTAAGATTGCGCCTGACCAAGCGGACGCTATCCTAACGGCCGGCGTGAGCGTTTACTCAGCCATCAACATCTTTCGTAAGGAGAAACCGTGATTGCCGACATCTCGTTTGAACCCATGGTGAATCAACTCGTTGCTCAAGGTCCGCTGGCGTGCGCGATGGCAATCGCTATCTGGTATCTCTCACAGAAGATTCGCGAGTGCGAGGACGACCGAAAGGAGCTGTGGAAGAAGGTGAGCGAAATCTCTGAGCGGTTCTTCACTGAGCACAAATGAACATCTCAGACGCGGGTCTAAAGCTCATCATCGATTTTGAGGTGGGCGGCGGTGAGGAGTACTACCGCAAGTTCCTTCAGAGCCCGACATGGCCTGGGGAGCAGAGCGGCGTCACGATTGGGATTGGCTACGACTTGGGCTATAGCACACCGCAACAGTTCTCGGAAGCGTGGGAGGAACTGCTCCCCGAGTCCGATTACCTTGCGCTCACCGCCGCCCTCGGAGTCAAGGCAAACGCAGCCCGTGAACTCCTGCACGCCTCGCCCGCAATGCGCTCTATCGTGGTGCTTTGGCAGAAGGCCGTTGAGGTCTTCCAGAAGAACACGCTGCCCATGTTTTACCTGCGGATGCTGCGCATCTACCCTCAGGCCGAAGACCTTCCGGACGAGGCGCGGGACGCTCTTATCTCGTTGGTGTTCAACCGTGGAACGGCCCTCGCGGGGGACAGGCGATCGGAGATGCTGGGCATCCAGAACGCCATGCGTGACCGCCGGTTCTATGACGTACCGGAACTCATCCGGTCGATGAAGCGTTTGTGGCCGAATACCAAAGGCTTACAACGCCGCAGAGACGCTGAGGCGGCTCTTTTCGAGAAGGCGCTTGAGCCTAAGCGTAAGCGATAAACTCAAGACCCTTGCCTTCAATCTTCGGGAGCATACCGTTCTCGTCGTAAATACCTGCGCCTTTGGGGATAATCGTGTCCGGAGGCAGTGCGCTGCCCATGGTGGCAATGGGCCCAGAGTCGGAGTGTACCTTCGGGGCTAGGACAAGCAGTCCCGCTTGAATGCCGTGAACACCGGTGTATTTCTCAATCAGAGCGTCAAAAGAGACAGGTTCCATGGCTCAACACGTTGCAAGGAAGCAGCTTGCGACAAAAGGAAAAAAGATGTTGCGATACGCAAAAAATGCGTACATCTTCATCCCCGCCATGAGCTACCAAATAGATGCGAGGCACATGGTCTTCCGGTTCGGGGGAAAGAACCTGCTCTGGAAGAAGTTGGTGTTGTCGGGGGTACTTGTGCAACCGAGAACAATATCAACATGGATTCGCAGACGGAAAATCCCGCTGGAGAAGTTTGCAGCGCTAGTTGCGCTTGCACACCGCGAAGGCTGGGTGCTTCGGCTCGAAGACGTGTGCCATAAACTGAAACGTGAACTAGAAAATGAACCTGAAAAAAATGCGGGAGGAGATAGCCAAACGGCTCACAAAAATCTCCGCCCTTGAAGAAGAAATCCAAACGCTGGAGCAGGCCGTCATGCAAGAGCATGGGGCGAACCTCCAGAACCTGCTGGCAGAGTCGGGCCGTGGATACGGCACACTCACAACGGAAGTGGACGGCGTAAAGCTGACCTATGAGGTCAAGGCAACCTACCTGTGGGATCAGGGCAAGTTGCAGGCTCTGTACGAGTCGCTCCCACTGGCTGACGCACGGGAACTTGTCACCACCAAGATGTCGGTGTCGGCAAAGACCATTGAGCGCATCGGCAACGAAGACGTGCTGCGGCGCGTTATGGAGGCGCGTACCACCAAGTTCAGTGAGCCCCGTATCACCTTCATCAAATGAGCCTGCGCATCATTAAGGCAGACGAGCGCCTCAAGCGCACCTCGGACTGCGTGAAGGCGGTTGTGTTCGGCCCTGCCGGTGTTGGTAAGACCTACCAAGCACGCACGCTGGACGCGAAGAGCACGCTCTTTGTTGACCTCGAGGCCGGCACGCTGGCGCTGGGCAAAGATTGGAAGGGCGACTGCCTTGACATTCGCGGCACGTCAAACGAGATGGGCGCTCATCCGTGGGAGCTGGCGAAGGCCATCGCCCTGTGGCTGGGTGGACCGGATCCTGCGGACGACAACGGCTCTTACTCCAAGTCAGCGTACGAGTCCGTTGTGAAGGCGTTTGGGCCGGCATCTGGGCATGAGCAGTACGAGACGCTGTTCGTTGACTCCATCACCGTCGCAAGCCGTATGTGCTTTGCGTGGTGCCAGACACAACCGGACGCGTTCAGCGAGAAGACCGGTAAACCCGACATCCGCGGCGCCTACGGGCTTCTTGGACGCGAGATGATCCGTTGGGTGACCCAGCTTCAGCACTGCCACAAGAACGTGGTGCTCGTTGGCATTCTGGAGCAGCAGGAGGATGAGCTCAAACGCAAGTACTGGGACGTTCAAATCGAAGGCTCGAAGACGGGCCGCGAGTTGCCCGGTATCTTTGACCTCGTTCTGACGCTTCAGAACTTTGAGGCCGAGGACAAGTCCCAGTACCGCGCCTTTGTCTGCCACCAACAAAACCCGTGGGGTTACCCCGCAAAAGACCGCTCCGGTACGCTTGAGCTTCAGGAACCCGCTGACCTTGGGAAGGTGCTCGCCAAGATTCGCGCAGGTAAACGCATCGACACCACAAAACACTAAAAACAAAAATCAAAAGTCATGTTCAATTCACAGTCAACAAACGTCGGGTCAACAGAGATGGAACTCATTCCCAAGGGAACAGTGGCGAAAGCCATCCTTGTGGTGAAGGAGCGCAAGAGCAGCCAGTCAACCGGTGGCGACTACCTCTCCATCGAGCTCGCCATCCAAGGGGGTCAGTACAACAACCGGCGCGTGTTCGGGATGGTTTGCAATCCCTTCGATGAGAACAACAGCGAGGCGTGGCGCCAGATGGGCATCGGAGCCATCACTCGCATTCTTGAGAGCAAGGGCGTCTTCAACTACGAAGACCCTGAATCGTACGAGCAGTTCAACAGCGGTGATTTCAACCAAATCATCGAGGCGCTCAACGGCGCTGAGGTCGTCATCAAGGTCGGCATCGACAAGGGCAAGGACGGACGGGCAGACCGTAACTCCATTAGCGACTGGGGTTCACCCAACCCGAGCAGCAACGGATACAAGCTCTGGAACCAAGCGCATGAGAGTGCGCCTGAGGCGAAAGCACCGGTGCCAGCAGCAAAGACCGCCGCACCTGCGGCGACGGCTGGCAAGAAACCTGCTTGGTTGAAGTAGCTAGTTTGTTTGGGGTTGTGGGGGCGGGGCAATAATGGTTGTCTCGCCCCCCTTTTTTGGGCTAAAACCAGCGGCAAATCTTAGCCGCATGGTGTGCAGGGAGATCCTGCAACGACGCTTTTTCATTTTTGCGTCAGTGAAACAAAGGCACTTATGATTTTACGACCAAGGCAGGCGCAGTTCGTTGACGCCTGTATCGACGCACTCGGCAAGTGCGGCAACACTTTAGGCATCGCGCCAACAGGCGCAGGTAAGACGGTCATGGGCAGCGCAATCCTTGCGCCGTTCGTGAAGAAAGCACCGGTGCTCGTCATCCAACACCGCGACGAGCTCGTTACTCAGAACAAGGAGACCTTCAAGCGGTACAACGCCGGCGCGAAGGTGGATGTGTTCAACGCAGAGCGTAAGGCGTGGTCGCCGGGGGCGACATTCGCTATGGTACAGACGCTGTGCAGGCCAGCGAACTTGGCAACGATGCCGAGTGGGATGTCGGCGCTGTTCTGTGATGAGTGCCATCACATACGGGCCGACACCTACATGAACATTGTGCAGGCGTTCCGCGAACGCTCGCCAGATGGGGTCATTCTCGGGCTTACCGCGACCCCCGAGCGCGGTGACAAGCAGGCGCTCACGGCGGTGTTCAACAACGTCGCCGACAAAATCACCGTGGGCGAGCTCATCGCCGCTGGAAACCTCGTGCCGCCGCGTGCGTTCCGCATGGACATCGGCCTCAACGACCAGCTCCAGAGCGTGCAGAAGACCGGTGCAGAGTTCGACATGGGTGAGGTCGAAGCCATCATGGACAAGCGAGCGGTTCATTCGGAGATTCTGCGGCATTGGCGCGAGAAGGCGTCCGACCGCTCGACCGTGGTGTTCTGCTCGACCATCCAACACGCTCAGCACTTGGCTGAGGCGTTCCGCGAAGAAGGCATCTCAGCGGAGGCTGTCCACTCCGAGATGTCGGACGACGACAACGCGACGGTTCTTCGGCGCTTCGACCAAGGCAAAATCAAGGTGCTGCTGAACGTGATGAAGCTGACGGAAGGCTGGGACTGCCAGCGTGTGGGGTGCGTTGTGCTGGTGCGACCGTGCAGTCAGAAGTCGACGATGATTCAGATGATCGGGCGAGGGCTGAGACCGTGCATCGACGCCAAACGCTACCCTGGGGTGATTAAGAGCGACTGCATCATCTTGGACTTTGGCGCCTCACTGCTCACGCACGGTGACATCGACGCAGGAGACCGCCTGTTCGTGCGCCAGAGCGAGACCGGTGAAGCCCCGATGAAGAAGTGCCCTGAGTGCGGCATTCAGGTACCGGCTGCGGTGAGCAGCTGCCCCGTGTGCGGCTACGTGTTTCCGGTTCGAGTAAATGGCATCGAGACCATCGAATCTTTCGAGATGTCGGAGATGCAAATCATCGAACTGTCGCCGTTCCGGTGGGAATCGATGTACGGAGACGCCGTGCGCATGGCGAACGCGCTCACTGCGTGGGGCGCGGTCATCAGGATAGGGGAGGTGTACAACGCCATTGGCGGCGTCACTGGAGGCGCGGTCACCATCATCACCCGCACAAACTCCAAGGAACTTGCGCTTGCTCAGGCGGATGACTTCCTTCGCAGCAATGGGGATAGAACAAACTCCCGCAAGACACGCAGTTGGATTAAGCTGCCACCAACTGACTCGCAACTGAAGCATATGGCTGATGTTCCGATGTTTGGGATGTCGCGCTACCGCGCAAGCTGTGTACTGACATGGAAGTTCAACGAGGCACGCATAAAAAAAGCAATTCTTGGCTAAAGACTATGGAAAACCAACCGAAAGAGACAGTATGTACTCAAAACTGTGGCGCGAAATCATCCAACCCGTCCTCGACCAGCGCCGTCGAACACCCAGCGCATTACAACAAGCATCCGAGCGGAATCGAATGCATAGACATTGCAGAGGCATTTTCGTTCAACCTTGGAAACGTGATAAAGTACGTGTTCAGGGCTGGGTTCAAGGACAATGAAGTTCAAGACCTTGAAAAAGCGGCATGGTACCTGAGAAGAGAGATTTCACGCAGAGCAACAACAACAAAATGAAAAACAGACTAGAACAAGAAGCCACTGAGCTTCTGGCACTGACGGAGACACTGCTTCAGTCGCACCCAAACCGGCGTGCGTTCGAGGCGACATTCAAACGCATCGAGGCCGAAATCATGCGCCTCAGAAAGGAGAGCAAATGAACCTCCCAAGCTGGTACGATAGCTGGCTCACCAACGACGAGAGCGAGGCAGAGAAGCAGTGCAACTGCGGTAACGTCATGGAGTGGAGCGTGCGCTCTGAGATGTGGTTTTGCCCAGACTGCGACACGCAAGTGCCAAGAGAAGAGGAGGTGCATCCGTGAATGGGTACTACTACAAATCCGGCGAAGATGCGCTCAAAGGGCCGTTTAAGTCGATGCGCGAAGTCAAAAAGGAAATCCTCAAAGAAGCGAAAGAGTGTTTCGATGAATCGTGCAACTGCCTGAAACGCGAGGAAAACCGAAACTGGTTTGATGTTGTTGAAATCTTTCAGCGTGTCGCAGTATTCCGTCCTACGGTCAAAAGCAAGCTGAAGCTAGAGGAGGTGCAGCCGTGACCGACGAACAAATCAACGCCGCCATCGCCGAGGTGTGTGGGTGGAACAACAAGCCAGTTGTGCGCACAAATGGCAAAGGTAGTGTTTGGGTTACTGAGTGGCCAGACTACTGCAACGACCTCAACGCGATGCACGAGGCGGAGAAGGTGCTGACTGACGACCAGCGTGAGGTGTTTTACCCTAGAAACCTTGGTGCTTGGCAAAGCCCATTCAACGTCATTTACGCCACCGCACGCCAACGCGCCGAAGCGTTTCTGCGGGTGATGGGCAAATGGGAGGAGGTGCAGCCGTGAGCAGTCACAACATAGAGCAGGTTGTTGGGTGCATCCCCTCGCTTGTGCAGGCGCAGACAAACGCACAGGTCGTTGTTTTGCTTGTGCGGGACAGTAATGACGAGAACCACATTGTCGCAAAGGGACGGGGATGGAAGTCACTGCTCACATCTGCTGCGGCTAAGGTGTTTAATGAAACTGCCGAGGATTCCTCGGTGGTTGGAGAGGAGGTGCAGCCGTGAGTGAGTACTGCACATCCTGCGGTGTTGCGTGGGAGAACCACTTCGGGCTGGCATACACCTGCCGGTCTTTAAGCGAAGCCGCTGAAGAGCGCGACGAGTACAAGGCGCGGCTGAACACCGCGACTGAAACCATCAAGCGCCTCGAGTCCGAGATCGCCGAATGGCGGCTAGCCAGCGGTGTTGAGGGCCCTCTATTCTTGAAACATGAAACTGCTGGCAACCCTGTTCGCAGCCATCGCCATAGCTGACACCGTGAAACTCTACCAACAGGAGGACAAAGCCTCCGTAACCGCGTATCTGCTGGTGTTGCTCTTGGCAATCTTCGGCATCTTCTACGCCCTTAAGAACGACGATGAGCATCTTTAAGCCAGAGACCAAGAAGGTCATCGGGAATGAGCCAGCACAAGCCGCTATCGCAGCCGTCATCGACGGCGCGATTTTGGCGCGTCAGGCAAACCAAGAAAAGCGGGACTATCTCGGGGCTTCGCGCTGGGGGGAGGCGTGCGAGCGCCGGCTCCGGTACGAGTACGAACACGCCCCCGAGGACGAAGGCGCCGGCTTCCCGCCGGAGGTGCTGCGCATCTTCGACATGGGGCACGACGGCGAAGACCGCATGGCGAAGTATATCCGCGCTGCGGGTTTCGACCTGCTCACCGAGAAGAGCGACGGCAAACAGTTCGGCTTCCGCGCTGCTGACGGGCGCCTCGGTGGACACATCGACGGCATCATCGCCGGCGGCCCCACCATCACCGGTGTTGAGTATCCGCTCCTTTGGGAGAACAAGGCGCTCAACGATAAAC